AGACTCTTCTACTTTAACTCCGCCACTAGCGTAACCATCTTTGTTTACTCCAACTGGTCTAGTTATTTTTGGGTCCTTCATAATTTTCTCCTAATTGTTAATATACTATCTTCTAGGCCCTTTCAAGACATTTACGTCTCGGGCTTTCATAGCGTCTGATGTTAGTTTAACATCTGCAGACATCATTGATTTCTCAATGGCTGTATCAGCTCTTAATTGAGCTAAATCTTCATTTTGTTCAAGTTTTTGTTCGTTAAGATCTTTTGCTTGTACCATTTTAGCTCTATCAAGTTCTATTCTTGCTTGATCTTCTTTCATCTTACGCTCTGCGTCCATTGCTTTTAAATCAACTTCTCTTTGTTTTAATTTTAATAATGGATCATGATCGAACTGAGAAGTTATTTTCTTTTCTTCCATCATAAAGTCTTCAGTCATGTCAGCAATCAATAAAGCTTTTCTAGCTTCTATTTTCTGAGATATTTGTTGCATCTGTTGTTGTGCTTGTGGATTTTGTACAGCCATTTGTTGTAGCTGTGGTAACATTTGCATTTCTTGAGGAAACTCTAGTTGTACCTGTTCTTGTGCCATCAATGATATATGCTCCATAATGTTTTTCTCTAACGCTGCAGTAATGCTAGGATTGTTTCTAACAAAGTTGCTTGCCATAAAATTTAAGTGGGCTGTAATATGCGCTCTGTGATCTTGACCAGGAAACGCTTGAAATGATTTTTGACCCATTGCATCTATGTGTTCGATAGCTGGATCTTTTGGTTGATTAGGCGGAGGTGGTGGTAAAACTCTGTCAATATCTTTTATACCAATTGCTTCGTACATACTTCTATACGCCATATACATGTTGTGCATTTGTGGATTAGAAGTTGCTAATCTTAATTGTTCTTGTGCTAGTGACACTCTCTGACTCATTGAGAATATGTTAGGGTCTGCAACAGGAAGTATATCTACTCTTTCATCAAAATCTGTTGCTTTAATATTTCTTGCAGCACCAGGAACATCATAAGGATATTCTGGCGGTAAAGACTCACCAAATATTTTGGCAAGTAATTTAAATTCTTGTTTAAGACCTACGTAAAGTCTTTTATGGATTGCTGACATCACTCTTGAACCACGTTCTAAAAGAGCCACGGTCGTACCAACAGCGGCCTGTTGATTCCCGTCCCCAACCTGCATGTCAGCAATGGACGCGAATCTTTGTCCTGCTTGAACTACAATTCCCATTAGCTGTAATAAGGTAGCTGATGGTTCTTTGTAAGGTAAGAATACGAAAGCATCTTTTAGATTACCACCTGGAGTGTCAACATCTTTAAATTCTCCTGGTTGTATTGCTTGAGCGTCATCTTTTACTCTGACACCTCTTTGCTTAAATCCTGCGGGTAGGTTTGATAATGTCCCTGCATCTAATAACTGACGGAGAGCCGCAGTTGCAGTACGACTCAATCCGCCAATCATATGAATTAATCCTAAGCCATAAAATCCTAGTCCTGGCAGAAATTTGAAGTGGACAAAATATTGAATTTTATTTTTCTTTGGATCATTGGGCGCAAAGTTTCGTCTAATAGACAAAACTTTCCTACTGCCTTCTTCGATTGTAACGACGTAAGGCAATTTTATTCCCGTTGGCTCTCCGTCGGGGCCAAGGTCTTCAAACCCTTCCAAGTCTAGATCAACGTGGCATTCTAGAATTGTGTATAAAGGATCTGTTCTTTGGGATTTTGTAACACCTCCAACTTCTCTCTCTTTTTCTTCGAGTTCGTTGGTGATTGTACCTGTTGGTTTTGTCAACTCGATGTCAGAATAAAAACCAGATACCATCTGTTTTCGTAATTCGTTTTCTGACATCTTGACAACATGAATGACTGATTCCGCATCGTCTAATGAGGTAGCCGTGTACGGAACAACAAGGTCATCCGCTGGAACAAACTTAGAAACAGCTCGCTCCAATAAATCGTCATAATAAACTTTTTTAAATGTTGAACCTGATAGTGGTAGGTAAAATAACATTTGATCAAAGTCAGCTTCATATTCTTTCATCTGATCCATGATCTGATAGTTCATAAAATTTTTAACTCTTTGCGCTTGCATTTCTTTTTGTGGATCTGATTTACCCATTACCATTGTTCTAACGGGTCCATCTGCAGGCAATAATTCTTTGTAAGCTAACGCTTGAAACTGGGTTACAGCTTCAGCAAGAACTGGGTGCGTTGCACCACTTGCTCCTTGAAACGGTTCTGTTCTGTTTGTGTATTTAAAACCTAAAAGATCTAACCCTTCAATGTATGCTCGTTCCCATTCTTTACGAGAAGTTTTGTATTCCATGTAATCGTTTTGTAACTGATTACCTATTTCATCTGTGTTTTCTTCTGGAAGTAATTCGTTTAAGTTTGCAAAGTGATCGCCTTCTTCTGGTAAAGGCATTGCGCTAGGATCAAAATCAATTGTTGCCCCTTCTTCATCTTCTAAGATTTCTACTGCGCCTTTAGGTGTTTCTTCAATCTCCTCAACATTAACCTCTTCTGCAACTTCGTCTTCAGGTCGTTCGTTAGGGAGAGCTTTATCTATATCTGCCATATATTTTCTCCTAGACTTTCTTAACTTGTTTTGGTGGTAATTTCAACCCCTGTGATAATGGTCCTTTTTCAGGTGGTACTGCCCACCATTTAAATGCTGGATTATTAGCTGCTAGTGTTGGATTTTTCTTATTCTGTGGTTTTTTATTTTTATTCATTATGCTCCTTCTCCAAATACTCCGCCTAAATCTTCATATTGATCAGCTAAAAAATTTTGTTTTTCTGATTCAGTCATGCCCTGCATTTGCTGATATTGATCATATCCCTTTTTGCCAAGTTGGTAAAGTCCTTCGCCAGCCAGTGTTGCAATACCTACAGGGTTTGCTGCTCTTGCAACTCTCAAAGCTGTAGGAACTGACATTCCTGCATTTAAAATTCTTTGTATTCCTTTTTGTAAAGCTCTATTTTTCATACCTTTAGTTGCACCGATACTTCCTTTTACAGCATCTTTTAAAAATATTCCCTCTAATCCTAAACTCAATCTATCAATTGATTGTGTTGGATCAACACCTAAACCTAAATTTAATACTCCTAAACCTAATGGTGAAAAAGCACCTTTAGAAAATCTACCTAATGCTTCCTTAATAGGAGTGCCTGTTGCTTTTAAAACTCCAGCCGTTCCAGCACCTGTTAAACCTGTTTGTGTAGTAAGTGGATTTTTTTCTGCAAATGTTTTATCTTCTTTTTTAACACCTATGCTTGAATCAAGACCTGCTGTTAGTGGATAACCATATGCATTTGTAAAATCATCTTCTAAAGATACAAATTTAGGAATTACTTTCATCATTTTTTTTAATGTATCTGGTGTTGCATTTTTAAGCTTTTGAAACATTTTTTTTTCATCATATTCGTTAAAAAATTTTTTCATGCCATCTAATGTGTTTTGCACATTTTTCTTTAACTCACCTCTTTTTCCTGTTTCTAAAATTTGACCAAACGTTCTATAATTTTCTGGCATTACAACTGTATATCCAGAATTTTTTGATGCTCCTAATAAATCTGTTCCAGGGACTTTTTTAAACATTTGATTTCTACTTCTTTTTTCTCCAATGCTTCTTTCTTTTGCAATGTCCGTTAATCTTTCTGCAGAATAATAATTGTCTGCAGTTCCTAAACCAAGTTTAGGTAATTCAGATCCTGTTGCATTTTCATAATATTTTATAGTGTCTTCAAAACCTTCTATAAGAGATTGAGCTTGTTTTTGGTTTTGTGGTTTGTTTGCAAGATCTAAACCATCTAATTGTTCTCTAATTGCTGCAAATTCTTTTTGAAACGCACCTAATTGTTTTTGATTAAAACTACCTTCTGCTATATCTACAAAATCAGAAAATGCAGCTGTTTTAGTTCTTGATGCACCTGTTACTCCAGCCATTTCATTTAAATTAAAACCGAAAGGACTATTTTTACTATATATTGGCAGTCCTGCTTGTTTGAGAGCTTTACTAGCATTATCTTTAAAAGCTTTAAATGTTCCAGCTTCTCTTCCTATTGCTTCATCAATAGTGTTTAAGGCAGTTTGATAAGCTTGATCAGGATAAAATCTTCCAAATCTAGAACTACCCATAGCTTTTTGAATTTTTGTAGCTAAATCTTTATTTACATCTATTGATTCAAGTTCAGGATTAAGAAATTTTGTTCCTTTATACCATTGACCTAATTTAGCTGTTACATTACCAGCAGTTGTTGGAGTTACGTCAGGAAATAGTTTTTGTATTTCATCTATTGTAGGAAGTTCTCCTTTTGCATATTTTTTAAAAAAAGCATTATTAAAATCTGTCATTAATTTTGCAGTACGTTCTTGTAAGATTCCTTTTCTTGAACTATATTTTTCAAAAAGTTTTAATTGTTCTTTTGTAGGGTCTTTAAAATATATTGTTTGAACACCTGGTAATTTTATAGGTTCTAATAACTCATCTATTTTTCTTGTAAAAAGAGTTCCTTTTTGTCCAGCGTATCCGGGTTTATAAACATTTCTATAATAATCTTTTTTACTAATTGGTAATTTTTCAAATAATTCAGCTGATGTAATATATCCTTCAGGAATCTTATCAGCTATTTCTAAAGTTCTATCTCCTGTACCAGTTAATACTCTTTGAATCATACTTCGATTTATAGGAGTGCCAGTCGCTGTAACATATCTTTTGGTTTTGTCTTTTTTTAATTCTTTTAAAATATCTGCGGCTCTCATACCATCGTCTTTAGCAGCTATGCTTTCTATCATGTCTTTAGTTAACTGAACTTTTTTACCAAGTCTAAAATTAACTCTTCCACCATCATAAAACCCGGTTCGTAATCCATGGGCCATGGACCCTGGAACATCGGTAGTTTTATCACGAGTAAGATATCCAATCATTTGTGAATACTCAGGAATCTTCATTATTCACCTAACATAGTTTGTAGACCGCCTTGAGCATTGTCCTTACGACCTTTATTAAATTTATTTTTAATCATTAATTCTGTTTTAGCAATATCATCCTGTGTTACTGTTTTTGGAACAAAACTTTGTTTGTCCATGATTTTTTCCATATCTTCAAACAGAGATGCTGCAGGAGTTGTTTTACCCCCTTCAATATTTTTTTGAAAATTAAATCGTGTTTTCATCATGTCTGCAATATTTTCATAGTAATCTTTGTAACCCGCTTGAAGTTGTTCAAGGTCTACTTTTGATATGAGATTTTTAATGTTTGAAGGAATTGATTTAGGATTCATAGCCATTATAAAGTCTCTAATAGTCATTCCTTTGTTATCAGCTGAATTTTTTAATATTGCTTTTAAAATACCACCACCAGCTAACATACCAATACGTCCGCCGTCTGCATTATCTGTTCTTTTTTGTTTTAGAAATTTTCTTTTTGTTAATTCCATAACTTGATCATCAGGTTCCATTTTCATAATCTCAAGAGCTTTGTCTCTAGACAAACCATGTTTTTCCATGAACCTATCTATCTTTTTAATGTTTTGTGGACCACTGCTTTCTGTAAAGAAATCTAAAGTGTCATCACCATAGACAACAATTTTTTGACCCTCTGGTAAATCACCACCTAGTTCTTTAAATACATTTTCATTCTTAGCAAGATCGGGATTAGCTTCTAATTCTTTTATAAAATTAGGAAAAGTTTCTTGAACATACTTGTCATCAGGATTTCCTTTAATAGCATTTTTTATTCTCTCAATAAGATATTGAGCTTTAGTAAACATACCTTCTCCTGCTTTTATTAAAGCGGGACCTCCTTTTGTAACTATGTCGCCTTTACCATAACCAATACGACCGCCGTCTGCTTTTGTTTTTCTAATAGCTTCAGGTACTTCTTCTCCTACTTCTTTAAATACATCATCAGCAATACCAGACATCTCATCAACAACCTCTCCTGCATATTCTCTATCAGTTCTTAAATAAGCTGTGCCTTCTTCATAATCATCAGGTGGAGTTTTACCTTTCATCGTTTCATCCATTTGGCTTTTTCCAGGTCTATAACTCATGTAAGTTTCTTCGACTAAAGGGGTACCATAATAATCAGCTGAGTCATCATCAAGTGCCTTCATTCTTTGAATTGTTTGTTCCCCGGTTGTTAAATCTTCTGTCAATTCATAGTCTTTATATTTTGTAACTTTTTGTTTATCTTTGTATGCGAGTACTTCAGTTACGTCATCCCCTAGTGCTTTAATTTTTGCTACTAGCTTTAAAAAATGTGTTGGAGCTTGTCCCGCAGCCTCTGCTACTTTTTCTACAACCGGAGCAGCCTTTTCTCCAAATCCTAATAAACCTGTTTTAAGTGCAGCGATACCTGCACCAGCTGCGCCTGCAGCTTTCATAAATCCTCTACGACCTTTGTCTAAAACTTCTTTTGCAATTTTACCTTTTGAAAAAGGAACTCTTATGTTGTCGTTGTCTTCAGCCAGTAAATAATTTAATCCTGTTGATGTCGTTGCTTGACCATCTGGTGACACTAATCTTGTTCTAGCCATTAATGCATCTGAGCCGTGACCGATGTCAGATAAGTTGGGTTCAACGTCAACCATACCCCCTGTGTAGTATCCTGGATCTTCATCTTTTGGGTTTCTTTTTTTAAAAGCTTCAATTGCTTTTTCATTATTGAGTCTAAATTTTTCTTGTAGTTCAAAGTCTGTTTGTGATTTAGAGGGTGTGTAAGGTTTAGTTTTAGGAGCTTCACCTATTTTAACGTCACCGCTTTTAATTAGTTCATCAACCTCTTCACCAAAAGGTTTACCAAATTGTACTTCTATAACTTTGTTTGCATCTTTTGCTTTACCGCCAGCTTCTTGTCTAATTAAAATCATTTCAAGATTATTCGGCTCACGGCCTTGATCTTTTCTAAAACCTCTTAACAATCGGTCTAAAAAATATTCAAATGTTTTTACAATTGGTTTTACTGCCATTAATAATACTCCATCTTCCTAGGTTCTGTTTTTTCATCTTCATAATCTTCTGGGTGGGGTAGGAAGCCTCCCTGCCTGAATCGCATGATAGCCATAGTCATACTGTCAACTAAGTCATCATGATCGCCATGTGGAAATGACGCGCATTCTTCGATCATTTCTTCTGCAAAATGCTCATCAGGAGCCCAGATTAATCCGGCTTCAAATAGCGGTGCACAAGAATTTACTCGTACGTGCTTATCATTACCACGACTTGGAGTAAATGTCATCACCGGAATGTCCATTTGTCTTAATTCATGCGTTAGTGGGGTTCCAGATGCTTTTTGCTCAACGATTACCATGTCAGGATTCCAATATCTATATTGTTCCAACGCTTCACGACGTAATTCTGGAAATTCAAAACGATCTTTTAGCGAATCTAGCAAAATTATATTTGGTTTGCCTCCTTCTTCAGGAT